CTCCGTTTGCATAGGGGGATCCGATCCATCTGACCAAATCTCTACCATATTTCGTATAATTGGCTTTTCCAGCATTAGCGGTCTTGCTATCCAGATCCTTATTGGATTTCTTCTCAAGATACCCTTCCTCAGCTAAAGCGACAGTAATCAGTTTTTCCTGAGATGTCATACTTCATTCATAATGCCCATCAGTTTCTGACGAACACTTTCATTCGGAGCTCTGTCGATCATATCCTGAAGTTCCATATGGAAACCATCAGTAGCCCTCGAATACCGACCCATACTGTCTCTGCGCCCGGAATACGACATATTCGGCATATTAGGCATTATAGTAGGCATATACCTCCCGCTATAGTCGTAATTGCGCTTCTCCTCTTCGCAAGATTCAATGATCTTGCATACGTTCTTGGCAGAATGAGCCAACGTATCGATGACGTTCAGATTTTCGAGGTTGAGCGTGGGCTGATCCGCATATCTCTCCAGTTCCTTAACCAAAATATCTTTAAGTTCATAAAGCTTATGCATAGCACTCACCTCCTTAAGCTGTCCGATTGATGATGAACTTCATGTTACGTGTATTAATAAGCGGCGTAGGAGTTGTTGTAGGATCCGTTGACGCGCTAACATAATCAGAAGATACCTGGATACAACATCCGCGAGGTACCTGAATGATCGCTTTAGCTGACACAAATCCAAACTCATCTACAGCTGCCGGCGTAAAGATAGCAAGACTATCCTTACGAATTTCGCCATTCTGAATGATGGACAAAGCAATAGGGGTAAGTGCTCCTCCTTCCGGAATTGCAATATTACCCCTAGCCTCAACCTCATACGTGGCAAAACACTGATCGGTCTTACCTTTCAGAATAAAAACCCCATTACCGTTCTGATGGAAAACATAACCTTTACGGCAAGGAATAGATGCCTGATACAAGATAGGATTGTTCAAAAGAACATCCTGCAAGTCAATTGCAATATACTCTGCTGCCATTTTGATGTCCTCCGATCTTAGAAGCTACCACATCCGCCATACTGCTGAGCACAGCAATTCGGATTCTGGACAATGTAAGCCGGTCTCGGTGTCGGCAGAACATACTGCTCAACTTCGTTAGCCAGTGCTCTCTGACCAGCCTGAATAGCCGCAGTCTGCACATCCTGAGAAGCCTGTCCACGCGCATACATGAGCTCAGATCTCAGCTGAGCAATCAGATCGTTCTTTTCTTCGATCTTGTCCTGGCACAGCTGATCTTTGATGGACTGTACACCAGCATTCTGGTTCTGAATGATGCTGTTCGCTGTCTGAGCAATCGCCGTATTCAGGTTTGCAGTAGCAAGTCTGTTCTCACAGCAACAATTTCCAAACTGTGTTGACAGATCGAACATCTGCTGCATGTTAGCCATCTGACGAGCATTAGCACCGCTTTCTACTGCAGCAAAGCTGTTGCAGAGCTGGTTGCTGATACCATTTACAGAATTCTGAATGCCATTAAGCTGAGAAGCCAGCTGAGCATTCTGGAACCCTGCATTGGTAGCATCAAGCTGGTTCATCCAAGGATACAGGTTGTTTCCGCCGTTTCCTCCCCAGCCTCCGCCATTGTTTCCCCAACCAAGGAGAAGAAGCAAAATGATCCACGCTCCATCACCACCGAAAAGTCCATTGTTCCCGTTACCAGCATATGCCGGAGCTACGGGCATAACCATGTCACGATTCATGTCTGTAAGCATAATACATTTCCTCCTATTTTGATGTAAATGGGCAGACTAACTTAACAGCCTGCCCAAGCCTACAAGTTCCTATCAGCTGCGAGCGATCTCGATAACGATAGCGGACTTCGGACGAACCAGAGCACCAGATACACGAGTCTCCATCAGGTATTTCTGCTGGTTGTAGTCGATGTCGAACTGCTCGAAACTGTTGATCTCACCACCACGATCGGTACCCACGTTGTAGTCGGTCGGGTTGAAGATGATTGCTGCCAGATCGTATACCGTAGTAGTTCCATCGACAGTTTCAGATCTGTTCACGCCCTGCAGAAGCTCGACTTCCTCGATCTCCTTTACGCGGCACTTAGTAGCCAGCTCAACATCCGTCTTGTACAGCGGATAGCCCTGGGAATCTTCCAGAAGCAGCATGTCGGTATGGAACTGAGCGCTGGTGTACATTGTCGGATTACCGGATCCCTTGTAGTCGATACGAGCCTTGATTGCTGCACGGATCACACGCTTAGCACGAGCGTCTTCAGTCTCACCCGCAACGTACGGCAGCTTCACCCGGATAGTGAACAGAGCTGCATCGTTGTATACCGGCTTGATGTGGTCTTCGGAGATCTTATCATCATATGCGGAAGAACGGCCGTCACCGATCAGAATTGCCCTGGCGATTTCCTCATTCAGCATTCCGCGCATTTCCTGCTTAACCCACGCAACAACATCGAAGTCGGTGATGTCAACAATATCATCACGATCAAACTTCTGTTTCTTGTATATGGTCTGCGGATCGATCTTTCTCTTCAGTAAGGTGAATACTTCCTCCACCTTCTCTTTGCCCTTGATGTAACCTTTTGCCCGAGCTTCATCAGCGGTGATGTCCGCAAACATGGTCTTCACACGGCTGAACGGTGTGTGATGTACTGCAGACAGCAGCTTATTCGCCCAACTCTGATCCCTCATGATGAATTCCGGAGCACCGTTTGTGAAGTTCTTTACATCCGGGAACAGCCAATCGATATTGGCGATGCCATAAGTCTGAGTAGATCCGTCCTCGTTGGTCGGGTAGTTTGCCGGGGTAACCGCATGTGCCAGAACGCCATTCTCATCTTCCATATGATGTTTGATAGACTCGCTCAGAGATCCATATCTCTTGATATCGGTCAAGATCTGCTTACGATCTGCCTGAGAGAGTACCGGACCGGTGTATTTCTGATCCGCTGCATCGTTAAACACATTATGCTTCATATTAGTTTCCTCCTCTGTTTCTTCATTTTCTTCGCCACCTTCTGCGGCCTGTTCCAACGCTGCTCCGATAAGATAGTAACACACATCCTGCTGTTCTTTCGTCATACTGTCGAAAACTTCAGCCACAGTTTTGTCATTTTGACTATTGTTACTGCTAGCATTCTGTTCCGGCTCGTCTTCTTCGGAAGCATGCTGAATGTATTCGTCATCATCTTCGATGTCGATAGAGGTCATACCATGATAGATAACCGCCTCATCTAAATCTTCAATTTCTTCCGGATCAATGCCATGTGCTATAGCTACCGAATTTCTGTCGATAACTGCACCAGGATTACATCCGCCAAGAACAACGCTAACTTCTCTGATGATGCCATGCTTAACATCAGATCCATTTCTTTGCAATTTGTTAGCAAATATTGACAAAGCGTCGAGATCATTGTTAGCAAGACATTCCCTCGTATGATTTGCTTTCTTGGAATTATTCAGTTTGCAATGTGCGTAAACGCAATCGCCGCGCTCTTCCAAAATAGCATGTCCGATAACGTTTTCTACGTCGTTATGCCCATGATTCCATACCAAGGGAACTTTTTTACCGTCGCAGCCTTTGAAAGCTCCGGGAGCAAGAACCAATCCGTCTTCGCAACGGATTCCATACTTGGTAGCAATGCCACCAAAATCAAAGTTTCCTGCCATTTTGATTTCTCCTTTCTAAAAATTATTTAGTTACGTTTTTCTTTATTTTTCTCACAAGATCTTGATAATATTCATCAGTAACATCAGAATCTATGTGATCATCAACAGGTTCCTCCAAACCTCCAGCCTCTTCTTGAGATGTTTCTTCTGGTATTTCTTGACTCTGTGGATTTCCTACGAGATCTTCTCCAGTATTAATCGGATTTTGTATTTCAGCATCGCTAGCATTCAAATTAGGATTTCTAAGTTCATTCGCTCTTTCATCATCTACCGGTTTGTATCCTATAATAGATCTGACTTCGTTTGGCGAAAGAACAGTAGCTCTCGTGAATTTGTCAGCTATTTCAGCTATATTTGCTATTGGTATGAGTTTGAACGGATTCTGAATAAAGAAGATCCTCTGTCCTTGCGACATAGCAGTAGGAGTAAGCCATTTTCTAGACATCTCTTCCGTTATTGCTGTAAGCACCGGCTCAATTACATTGTTTCTATAATTAAGTTGCATCTTCTCATCAGCAGTACCTTTTAAAATCTCTTCGCAAATGCCAAGTTCGGAATAAAACAAAGTCGTCAAATACTCTATCTGAGACATCAGGTTGTTTTCGAGAGGCCTGTTTAGCTGTATTATTTTCTCGGTTCCGTCAGCATAAGCAACACCGTACTTTGAATTATTTAACTGATCTTCCAAGTCTTTGCGTCTGGCTTCTGCTTGTTGTTTCTTCAATGGTGATTTAACCACATATGGTAACTGAATAATTAAATCCAATTTACCAGCACCAAGTTGTTCGTCGATAACATCCAACAAATTTAATTTGTTAATTAAACGTCGTCCTATAGAATTTGGTTCATTCATGACAACGTAAAATGGATTTTCGATTATGGCAACATTCTTCTTTGGAACCGTTATTTCTTTTTTCTGACCAGTGTCGTCGTTATATAACTCGACCCGAACATGCTTTGGAAACCATTGCTTTATTTTGGCGGTTCTCATTTCGTAAATATTCGATGACGCCACGTCGTCATAAAACAAATTACAACCAGATTCCACATACGTTGGTACTACGGCAATAACACCCTCGTCAAACATTGAAAGGACAATATCCTTTATCAAATTTCGTCCGGTTTGATCTATGTTAGCAGAAATCGTTAAGCAATCATTAAGATCAGACTTAATGCTCTCTTTAAAAAAGCCATCATCATTTTTCTTAACATGTTCTATATCA